ATTTAAACCCACCGCTATGAATAACATGCGGGACAATTCGGAATTGGATACAATTATAGATAAGATGGAAGAACTACCTTTTGTTCTTCCTCGTCAATTAAAAGCACCCGCTAATTTATCCGCGTTCGGTAAGAAAACGTTGAAAGAGATGTCTAAGAAATCGTACAGGCCTATTCCTATGATAAAAGACGAGGAAGTAGAGTTTGCTAAAAAGTGTTTAGCTTCCCAGTTCGTGAAATTTAAAAAGATAACTTATGAAGAAGCTGCTTTTGGTAATGCTGAGTTGACGGAGATGAACAGAAAGAGCGTCAACGGATACGGTTATACGAAAGATAAAAAAGATTATATAGATTACGACAACAAAATTATATCGCCCCAACTTTTGGAAAGGCTCGAATCTTTTAAGAGCAGAGCTTTGAAAGACGAGTTATTAGTAGAAGATGTTTTGTGTGTCGAACAATTAAAGGACGAGTTGCGTGCGTGGGAGAAGGTTAACAAACCTAGATCATATAGAATATTACCCTTACACCATACTTTTTTGACTAAGCAGTACGTTGCTGAGTTGTTCATGCATATTAAAAGAAACATGTGGACCAATGGTATAGCCATTGGAATGAACCCGTATTTGGATTTTGATAGAATGTATAAAGTCTTAAGAACAAAAGCAACTCATTTTGACGGCGACTTCGGAAAATACGACGGTAGCGCCCCTAGTCAATTACAGGATGCCATAGTGGACGTAGTTCTGAGTTTTTATGAAGGAACCAATGATGATAAGAAAATATTCAAAGCGTTATTGGATTCTTTAATTAGGAGCTACGTTTTAACTAACGAGGAACTATACTTAACTACCCATTCACTTCCATCAGGATGTTGGGTTACCGCTTTATTCAACAGTTTTTTAAATAAAATGTTAACGGCTATTTGTTTAAAGAGAAACAAACCTAACGCCACCGTATGGGAATGGGCGTCCGTTGCAGATTTTACTTTAGGAGACGACAAGCTAGTGGGAGTACCATCTTCCTTGAGTGGCAGTGTAAACGCGCTACTAATGAGAGAAGTGGCAGAATCGCTAGGAATGGAGTATACGGATGCCAGAAAGGGAGCTATAACACAACCGTCCAAAGATTTAGATGAGTGCCAATTTTTGAAAAGAATGTTTGTATACCATCATGAATTGAAGAAAAGAGTAGGAGTTCTCGATATTAATACTATAGTAGAAACACTACGGTTTTTTGATTCGAGCAAGGAATACGAAGAAGCCATGGATGGAAAGATGACAGCTATTCAATTCGAGTTGTACCTTTATGGTAGATACGGAGAATCTCTATGTGAATACCTTAAGGAAGAAGCACGAGAGAAAGGAATTGAGTTTAAAGAATTTCAAAATGAACAGATTATGAAGTCCATGACGGACGAAACGACATACGCGACACTCCTTAATATCCAGGGGAAATATGACGCGTCCAAATAATAACCTCTGAAATTGATAAGCAATCAATCAGGGAATGTAAATACTGCTTTAAAAGAGACTTGTTCGAAGTCTCGAAGACAATTTAACATAGTTTAGAACACAAACTAGGATCACTTTAGCATAGGTGATACCTTTGTAATTATATGCTGCAAATATGACTAATATAGATAGTGAATTCCGCACTAAATCGGAATATGATTCAATAAATACAAATAACACAATATCTACATCAGTTTCTTCAGTTAGTACCAGAGAAATTTTGTCTCCTGAAGTACCAACTTTAGTTATGCCTACAATAAAAATACCAGAACCTTTTAGAATAGATGCTAAACCTTTTATAAATAGACCATTTTTCGTAGAAGAAGTAAAATGGGACGTTAATGATGAAAAATATTCATTAATAGAAACAGAATTTTATAGACTTCCCAGGGATATCATAAGATCTAACGTCACATTATTAAACGGTATGAAAATAGGGTCAATGTATAGAGCCGATTGCGAATTAAATATATCGTCAGCGGGAACAATCACCCATGCAGGCACCGTATTAGTAGGAGTAATACCCCCACTACCCACATCTATAATATTTAATTACCCTTATTTTTCTTTAATAAATACAATATTATCAGGGCCGCACGGGTTTCTTCACGCGAATGAAGCCACTTCTTTAAAATTGAAAGTTCCTTGGTATTGCAACACAGACGTAGATTCTTTAGACATGCAATTACCAGATGCGACTTATGAGAATCCGGTTTCTATTAACCAAAATTCGGGTAACATGGCTACATTAGTATTTTTGGTCCTTAACCCTTTACAACCTAGTGAAGGATCTTCTAATAGTTTATCAATTATAGTGGAGGCCAATTTTAAATATTTGGACATTTTGGTCCCTACTCCTCGTTACGTTCAGTATGAACCCCAATCTTATTTTATGAATTTAGGAACTAATCTTTTAGATGGTGCGGCAAAATATGCAAAAACAATAGTCGGAGACGGAATTGATGGTTTACGTAGTTTTGTAAGAACATATACAGGTTTACACAATCCCAACGTACCAATGATACACCAAGCAGATTTACTTTTAAAAAGAAATCGTCTTAATAACGTCGACACGACACAATTTATAGAGAACCTTGATCCGTATGCTAATGACGTAAGAATCGTTCAAGAACCCATATTCCATTCATTGGAAGATGAGATGTCAACTAATTTTATACAAAAGAAACGACAGTATATTGGATGTTTTAGAGTATCTCAAGACGACCCAGTTGGATTACGTTTGTTCAACCGTCCTATCTCGCCTTTTCAAGGAGGGCATCAAGGTTCGGGTGGACCAGGAAAATATTCAGGAGCTAATAATATAGAACTTCTTCATAAACTTTCGAGGGCGTGGAAGGGAGATATTAAAATTACTATACAAAGCGTAATGAATAATAAACAACAAGTCAAATTGCGTTTAATACAAATGTATAATCCTTCTGTGAAAGTTGCATTTGGATATCCTACTTATCGTAGTGTATTGCAAGCACCATCACATTTGATAGAATTTACTGCAGGAGGACAAGAACATGAAATTATATTACCTTTCTTAGCAAGGAATGAAATGATTAATTGTAGCAGAGATAATTCTACGGAAGCATTATTACATGGAGAATATTACATATATTTGGCTCAACCGTTGGCTAATTCCTCGGGATCTCCTAAAGATATATTCTTCAACGTATATATTACTTTGGAGGACAATTTTAATTTTTACGGTTATTCGACAGAAGCGTTTACTACAGGACCTCCTATCTCTTTAGATTATGCTCCTCCAGACAGGAAATTCGTGGCTCAGTCCATGGAAGTTATGAACGAAGAGCAAAAACAAGAAGGCAATGAAGTCGGAAAGTTAATACCAAGCGACAACACCCGTCTTCAACCTATCTTAGATATGCGCTCTATTATGCGTAGATTGTATGTAAGTGATGCAATTGCCGTCGCAATACCAGAAGGAGAACGCAAAACATACGTATTTAAGATTGGGCAGTTATATGGAGAGTCTAATTTTGGGTTAAATAATTGTCAAACCCCATTGCGCCACGTTGCGTCTATGTATTATGGGAAACATGCAGGTACTAAGTTCAGAATGGCTTTAAACTTAACAACAGGCCCAGTACAACAAGTATCTGTTAAAATATCTTATGCTCCCCCTCAATACAATGCCACAATGCTAACATCAAATTATGCGGCTTTATTGGCAGGTAATCCCAATGGATCTCAAAAACCGTATAATCAATTATCTATACAGCAGTTTCCTCTTAACAACGTAAATCTTCCGGTAGAGACAGCTGATTCGAGTGTATTTGAATTCTGCGTGCCGAACAACAGCATGATGAAATTCGTAGGTGGTCCGAATAAAATGACCATTGGTATTGGAGACTCTATAAAACCTTATTTGGCCGTAGAAGATTTTGGCAACATCGTAATCGACGTTTTTGCAGAAAAGGAAATAAAAGGACAAATTATAATTGAAGCAGCAGCCACAGATGAATCTCGTTTCGGGTTTCATTCTATTGCTCCTGTATTCACATCTATAATAGATAATCTACGCACAGTAACACCGTGCGTGGGAGATTTGGCTTCATCTAGTTTTCTACCAGTATCTACACTTAATGCCTTTTTGTATTACACAAGGAATTAAAAGTATTTTTAACACGCAAGGTATAGCGCATCATACCATCCCATTGTCAAACATGGGCGTTTACAACACGTTAAGTTGTAAGAACTCTTGGGAAAGAACATCCCCCCTCAGTTAAGAGAGATAACAAAACCAGTAGCGCCTCGCGATGAGGCATACCGCGGACATCCCTTAGTCGAGCGTGTCGAACCGATCGGCATCCATGCGATGTACGCCACTCCGAACGATTTCTATTACGATCCATACCAGTGGCACTTGAACGCCGCCGGGGATCATGACATCGATGCGCCGGAAGCATGGGACATCGAGGTCGGCAACGACGCGACGCTCGTCGCGATTCTGGATTCCGGTACGCGGTACTACCATCCCGATCTGGGCGGGGTGAATGCGTCGCCCTCGAATCCGGGCGCCTCCCGAGGGAAC